TTGGTGGGGAGTGCTTGACGATAACGGGTTGATATACCATTTTAGTTCAGGGTTGCCAAAAACCTCAGCCTGCAATGCTTGGTAAACTAAGGCTTTAGCTTGCTGTGCGGCGGTGGTGTAGTAATTTGTATCAAGGGTGCCTGCACCATCTCGCAAATTTGCCGCCATTCTAAAGTTTTGATTAAAGCCGTTGGCGTCTTGCTCGCCTCCTTCCCATGTAAAATCCCATTCGTCGAGATCATACCGGTTTATATACCACTCATTATTTGGGTTGTGTGAAACACTGAGAAAAGCCGAACCGGTAAAGTCTTTTTTTAGAATTTTAGAGCCGTGCGCTTTTACTCTGTAGCTGCGCGTTATGCCGGACTTATCCGAGTTATTATCAATGCGGATAACACCGCCAACTAAAAATGTTTTACCTGAGTTAAACACCAGCGTATGTTCGGGTTTTGAGTGCGTAAACATCGAAAATATACTGTCGTTATCTTCGCTTACGCTATCACCCTTAGCGCCGTATTGTAATAAGTTAACCTCACCATTTACCGCCTGCAGGCGCGCGGTTAAACCGTTGGCAATTTGTGGGTTGCCTAGTTCATCGCTTGGGCCATCATCGATAATATATTCACCGTGGCCGCCATCAGCGAGGCCGTGATACCCCAGTGTTTTTATAGCTTGGCCAACTTTTAAATGCTTAAGCTTTTTTAATTCACTAAACGTACTTACATAACTTAGCGCATCATTAAAAGTAATTTGCTTGTAATCACTGTTGCCTGTGGGGTTGGTGTTCGCAGCAACAACTTTAGCAGGCGCGCCCGCACCAATGTACGTGTATATTTTGCCATCTACATTAACGCCTGCGTCACCCTCGTTAATGTATTCAAAGCCATTAGCAAAAAAGCCATAATCACCACTTAACCCCTGCGCTATTAAAATAGCGCGGATTATTTGCGCGCCGCCTAATTGCTCTGCTAGTGCGGTGGTGTCTAGCTCTATTTGCTTAAGCGTTTTAACGGTTGTTTGTGTGCCGTTTAGGTTGTTAAACGACACTTGGCCCGCTTGCGTTTGCCAGTTCTGCATTGCGGCCATGTTGTCGTTTATTACCGTGTTAGCATTTTGCAGGGCCGTTACGGCGTTTTTAAATTGGGCGGTGGTGGGTATAACAATAGCCTGTGCAGTATTAATGTTAGCCCCGTTCCACTCCCTTAATAACTCAATAAAATATTGGCCGCTTTCGTCCACGCTAAAACTTTCAATTTCTTCAATAAAATTATGCGCGGCGATAACTAAAAAATCGCCACGATTAACATGTTCGGTTGATTCATTGCTGTTTATTAAAACTGAGCGTTGCCCATTGGCAACGCTCACTTGATTGGCAGTGTATGCAGCCATGGTTAATCCTCTTGAGAAATTATTGATAGTTTCTGTGACGGGTTTTGATAACTCCCCACATTAACGGCCGCATTGGCTCGGCGAGTTATTGCTAATTTATACGTTCTATCGGTGGCGGTTTGCTTGCCATCAGTGTAAGTGAATGAACCACTTGCAGATTGCTGTAAAACCCAGTGCCACCGCCCATCCTCAGTTTCATAGTTTTGTACTAGGATTCGACCCTCACCAGTATAAGATTGTGTTTGCCTAACTAACCAGCTCGTGCCCACATACTCTGAAAGAGTTATTGTGTATTCGGGTGCAGAAGGTTGTGAAGCTGCGTTTGTGCTTGAGCCCGTCGCCCTAGATGAAAACTGTAAGGAACACACTATATTGATAACCCCACCGTTCGAGCCAAACGGTCCTATTTCTACAAACGCATCGGCTGATAAATCTGTAGTAGTTAGTGCTGTACTATAAGTACCGGCAACAATAGAGCCACCGAAATACCCATTGCCGGTGGTGTCTTTCCACTCTGTTGCGTTGACTTTGGTTAGGGCGTCTAAATCGGGTAGGCCGTTAACCTCAATTCGAGGGCCATACCAATACCAAAGATTATCGGGGCCAAAGCCTGGTGCATATTCTATTTTCATAAAAGCACCGCCTATTAAATCAATACGCGGGGATACAAGACGCGTTCCCGCGCGTAAGACATTGGCATCAACAGTATCTTCAATCAGCGCACTGCCATGCACATACAAAGTGTATGTAACCCAGCTTGAACCATTAAAGCGCTTTGTAGTTTGCACCGCAGGATCGCTACTTTTATAAATGGTCACGCGGTCATGTATAACAGGTGTCCCATTAGGCACCGCGCTATTGGCGGTTGAGTCCGACCAAACACCCGAGGTGGTTGCAACTTGGACTTCTACCGATCCCCGATTGCCATTAGTACCGTCTTGGGCTCTAATATCTTCTAGGCTAGCTACCGTGTGCCCGTCGCCAAGCTCTAAAATGCCCTTTATGCGCTGAATGGGATTAAGCGGATCAGAGTTATCCACGTATGACGTGGGCACAAACGTAGTGCCCACCATGGCCCCTTGGCGTATTACATCACCAATAAAGTCAAGGCTGGCAATATCACCATCGTTATAACCCGCAATGCCCGAAACGCGCCCGTTATTGTCAAGCGTCCAGCCACCGCGAGCCACTAATTTACCGTCAACGGTTTTAAACAATTGGCGCAGTTGCTTAATGCTGGCTGATTCTTCCCCATCACTAATTTGCAGGTTGGCTATAAACTCAGCGAGCGGGCCATCAACCCATGATCCACCATCGGTAACACATTGCACCGCGTCGCTTTGGCTGGTTATGTTGCCGTTTGCATCTACACAATAGCCTATTGCTGTACGGGTATACTCTTGGGCGGTGGCGATAGCCTCGCTTTTACCCTTGGCCGTATCGGTTGCTATTTTACTTGTTAGCGTATTTTCAAGGGTGGTAAATGCTTGGTTTTGGCTTGCAAAGGTTTCGGCCACTTCATCAAAGCTACTTACGGTATCTGCAATAAAAGATTCAAATTCTAAATCGCGTACTGTGTTTGCTTCATCAATGGTGGCCATGGCCGTTGTAACATTACTAAAACGCGCGGTTACACTTTCAAACGTGGCTTGATAGCGGGTGTCGCGTTCAACACTGGCTTGTTGTTCGTTAGAAAATGCGCCTGATAACTCAGTAATTAAACCTAAGTTTTGATCATACTTAGTGGCCAACTCTAATGCATTTTGCGCAACTGATTCTAAATCATCCGTATTGGCGAGTAGTTCAGTTTGGGCCAGTGCAATTTTCACTTCTTGCTCGGCGATTTTTTCACCTTGCAATACGTTGTTAGCTTGCAGTATTACATCGTTTAGGTTGGCTGTTTGCAGATCAGCATCTAGCCCCTGAATTTGCACAATGCTTTGCTCAATCGTGCCGTTTATAGCGTCTAGCTTTTGCTCTACGGTTGCAAACTGTGCATTAACGCTGCCCTCTGCCGCGTTAAAGGCGGTGATTTGGCTTGTAATGTATGCCTCTGCGCCATTAATAAACTGCTGCGCATTGTTCGCTTTTTCAAGGGTTCCGTTTTCATTAAACGATTGTAACGTTGCACTTACTTGGTACGTTGTATCAAAGGTATTTAGTATGGCGTTAACGTTTGATTGCGTTTGATATCCTAAACCGTCTACCCAAGTGGTTGTTGCATATTGGGCCATGATACCGGTGGCCGCATCAATATCATTTTCAAGTAACGTTGCGCGGGTGGTTATGTCGTTTAGCGCTAAATCGTTAGCGCCGCGCTTACCAATTTCTATAAAATCAATATCAACGTGGCCGAGGTCAATTTTTAGCGCCGTAATGGTGCCTGTGTAACCTTCAATGCCTGTTAAATCAATTTGGGTGGTTTCCCAGTTTTCGCTTTCAGGCTCTAAAACATTAACTAAAAATTCATCGGCACCAAAGTAAAGATTACCTAACCATGGCTGATCAGCATGCTTACGCACACGTAGGCGTAACATTGGGTTTTCGTCGGCTTGGTAGCTAAGCGCAGGGGTGTTAACCACGCCGTTTAGCGTTACATAACCCAACGCGTTATGGGTTATGTTGCCCGTAAAACCCTCTGTGGTGGTGTTAAAATGCCAGCTATACGCAGGGGTTAGCGCTTCAATCGCACCGGCTATTTCTGTACGAACTTCGGTAAAGGTGGCGCGCTGGGTTATTTGGCCCGCTTGCACGATTAAGTTAGCCTCGGCTTGGGTTAAGCGCTCGTTGCTGCTGGTTATGCGGTTAGCTTGTAATTCAATGCTTGCATTAACACCGTCAATTAATACGTTTGCCTCAGTAAAGGCTTGATCTGTGTATGCAAAGGCACGGTTTACAATAGTGCCGTTGTCGGGGTCGATATATACGGCGGCATCAATTAAACGCTCGTTACCTAATTGGCGGCGCTCGTAGTTTTGACGCCAATTTGTATAATTTGCTGATAAATCAAAAATACCCTGTTCTATATCCGTGCGGGCTTGGCGCTCTAAATTTAGCTCGTTTACGGTGCGCGCGAGAACGTCGGGTATATTATCCTCTGTATCAGGGCGCAGGCGGTCTACTTGGGTGTTTATATCTTCGATAAGGGTTTGTGCATCTTCGCTTAATTTTTGTAGCGGTATATCGTCGATATAATCTAACAAGTCGGCCAGTGACGTTTTAACGGCCACGTCTACCCAAGGGCTCACACCTGATAAATTTTTAGTACGCACCTTAAAGCTGTATTCGGTATCTGGCACAAGGCCGGTATAAATATAGTTATAACCGCTGGCGGTGTTTGGGTTGGCGTTTGGCTCGGCTGTTTGGCCTAAAAACTGCCATTCAAACGTTGTGCCTAAACTTGCACCGGTTACGCTGGCGCTTAGTGTAATGGTGTTATAGGTTACGGCGTCTATATTAACAACGGGAACGCCAGGTAACGAAACACTAAAACCAAACGATACCCATGCGCTACGAAAACCAATTTTTGACGCGGCGCGCACGTCCATTTCGTAGTTACCGGCATCAAGTGCGGTGATCACAAACGCAGGCGTTACACTGGTTGTGCTGAGTATTAGCGCATTGTCTTTGTATATTTGTATATCAAAATGTCTGTAAACCGACTCCCATGCAACTTTTACATGGCCATCATTTAGTAGCGTGCTGCTAAAATTAACAGGGGCGGCAATGTTACGCGGGTCGGGCAATGATGTGCTTGGGATTGGTGGGCGCACATTGCCATTTAACCAATTATAAATGTACGGTTGGTGCTCACGTAAGTTAAACGTAAATTGGCCGTTAGGTTGATCGGTTTTACCAATTAATCTAAATGGCTTATTTACCCACCCTAATTTTTTATGGTTTATAGGTATTACATCGCCTATGGTGTAACGCAAGGCGATAGGGGCCACTGTTGCAGTAAAACTTAATGACTCACGGCTGAGCATAGCAAGTATGCGCGCCATTTGGCGGGCTTCGTAATAATCAGTGCAGCTTGATACTTTAAAACGATACTCAAGCAATACGCCGTTATCTTCGGCCAACCACTGATCAGCCAGTTCGCTATCTGGCTCGGGGTAAACGGCATCTTGTTCGCTATAACTTAGCTCTTTGTCTATATACTCAACAATGACGCGGTTATAACGCTTGCTTTTGCTGCCCTCGTCATACTTTATTTTACCATCAAAATCATTTTCACTTAGGCTGTACGGGGTGGGTTCGTCGTCTTGCTCTATGATAAGCGTAAGCTTGCCGTTAATTATCGGCATTAGTGCGCGCATAGATTTTGATAATATTTCTGTATTATCTAGTACACTTTGCCCCGTATCGATAACCGCATTACATGTAAAGAGCGGCTGGGTTTCTTCGCTGCCTTGAAATTTAGGCACGGCGGTATTGGCAATGCGGCCGCCAAGCTTAAACGAATCGAGATCGTATTCATTTGCTTGTAAATCTTTACCAAAAATAGGATGGGTTAAATAATCAAAGGTACAATACGCAGGGTTTTCGCTGTATTCTGTTACGCCGGTTTCTAGGTTTTTAACGCGACGACCTTTAATAATGGCTGTTGCGTCGGGTATTCCCGTAAATGGCGCGTTATCTCCAATGCTCCACTCTAAGCGTAAGTATGTACATGCTAGGCCGTCTAATCGGTGATCTTTACTTGCAGCATCCCAACCGGCTGCTTTTAAATGCGGTGATGATAAGCCAGCCATACCGTTTGTAAAATTATATGCATACGCCCAGCGGCCGCCGTCTTTTGCGGTAAATTTACTGTCGGTGATTGATATATCATTTAATAAAATATCGTCGATAGACTCTACACCGCCCTCGCACCATATAATAATTACATGCAGCAAGTCGTTTTTTACGTCGTCGTCGTCATCAGGGTTGGTTGTGTTCATAAACACAATTGTTCCCTCGGTTTTACGCGTGCCGTAAATAACTTTTATATGCGTATCTGAACTGGCTTTAGTTACGTTTGTGCCTGTTTGTTGCTTGGCTTGCTTTTGCTCTGGTATAAACCAACTTATTATTTTTTTTAAAAGACTCATTTAACGCTGCTCTAATGTTGCACCACGGTTAAAACGATTAGCGCCACCACCGCCGCTTGTGCTAAGTGGTGAACTGCCCTCACGGCCCCAAGGAATATCGGTAATAACGGTGCCGCTAAATTCCATTCCCCGATCATTTGGGTAATACACTTGTTGAGATTTAAGGTTTGTTTTTCGCCCGCGCGCGGCTTCAAAGTCGGCCCATACCGAGGCGGCTTTTAAAGTGATTTTTGCGTCGTTTTTATCTTCTTCGCCGGTTTTACCTGTAAGCAATCCGCGCCAAGTGATAGTTTTATAAACGGGTTGGTTTTGCTCGTTAAACCACACTTTGCTGATTGTTACGGGCGCATTGAGCCAATTTGAAGTAAAAAAAAGCGCCGTTATGGCGCTATCTATTGTGTTTAAATCTATGTTTATTTCGCCAATTTTGGGGCTTGATTGCTGGGTTATACTGGCTTTTGCTTGCCAAAACCCTGCGCGGTATTCGACCCCGCCGTAATTTATATGTGCCCCTGCGTTTGTAAGGTTTAATGGGGTTTCTAAATCAATTGAGATTAGCTGCGCGGTGGTATGTGGCCCTGACAAAATAGCGATTAACTCGGCGGGTAAATCAATCATTTATAAACTCCACAAATTCTACTTTTACGGGCACTTCTTTTCCTTCGGTTGCGCGTAGCTGTATATCTTGACTGTCTGACTTTAAGCGCATAGTAAAATTAACGTCGGGCCCTGCGCTTAAGGCGGTGTTTTGTGCAGTACCAATGCGCAAAGGGGGCGTAAAGTACACGGTTCCTTGCCCCGCCCCATTACTGTTTAAGCTTTGCGTTACCATGTACACTTTGCTGTGGTTGCTAAACTTTATAAAATCGCCCGCCTCGAATATTCCCGATTTAGCGCCAGGTAAATTATAAAGCGCGACGCTTTGCGCGCCTTGCAATGCATTTTCGCGCATGAGGGCTAAGCCGGTGCCCGTGCCTATTGGTGGGTAAGGATTAGCAAATAAACAAGGGCTATATTGCCCGCCAAGCGAGCACACAAACGAAAATAAACCCATAACATCGGCATATTTAAGTTTTGGCGTGGTTAGGTCGATGCCCCATTTGTGCATATAGCCAATGCGGTTTGTATGATCAATACCGCCTTGGCTTGGGGGTGTTTGTGTCTCGTCTAAGCTACGCAAGCGCGCTTGCTGGGGGAGCACGTATTTAGCGGGAAAAATTAGCATTGCATGCCCTTGTTAAATTGGTTGCTCGATTAGTTCTTGCATATCGGTTGCTATGCGGTTGCGGTTGGCGTCGTACCACTGATCAAACCCGTGGGTGTCCATTGCGCTAATGTTAAAATTAGGGCTAATGGTTACGCCGCCTTGGCTTTGGTTTTGGTTTGCCATCATGGCGTACATTTCATCAATGCGCTGCGCGCTTTGGTTGGTGTATACACGCTCGCCTTTATCAAGCAGCCATGTTCCTTCGTTTGGTATTGCGTCGATACCGCTGTGCGCCATACCCGCCATGCCTGCAGAAATACCCCCAATGGCGGTGGCCATTGGCATTGATACAGCGAGTGCGGCACCCATGGCGGCTGGGGCAATAAGAGGCCCAACAATAGGAATAGCGGCAGTTGCAGCAAAGGCGTTTAAGCCTGCTGTTAACGCCATGGCTTGCGCGCTGGTTGCCATGGTGGCCCCTGCGCTTACGGCGGCGGTTTTATTAAGCAGTTTTTCAATGGCCCACAGTGCCAAACGCTTTGCGCCCATTTCAGCAAGGGCGGCAATGGTTGATTTAACAACGCCCTGCATTACGCCTTTCATTGAATCTGAAAAGCTTTGTTGGGTTGTTACTGCGTTGGCGACTGATTCGCCTATGCCTTGGGTAAAGCGGTCAAACGTATTGCCCCACATTGCATCAAAGTCGGTGCTGGTTTGGGCGGCTTGCTCGCGCAATTGCTCCATAAACGTTTGATTTTGCTCTACGCGCTGGGCGTTAAATTCTTCGTTTGCTTGCAGAGAAAGCAAGCGGTATTCATCTTCGGTTAATTTTTTGGCTTCAAGGGCGAGTTGCCACTCTTGCAATTGCACACCGAGTTGCGCGCGTTCTTCGCTCCAATCGTTTTCGCGCATGAGTTTTTTAACAGCAAAATACTCTTGGGCTTGGGTGATTTGCGCTAGGTATGGGTTTTCGGCTTCCTCGGCTGGATCTTCCGTTTCTCCACTAACTGCAGGTGCAACACTTGGGTTGTAATTTAAGGTGCTTACATACGTTTGTGCTAGCCCCTCAAAGCGGGCTTTGGCGTCTGCATACCACTGCTCAAGATTTTGTGAGGGGATGGGCTCCATCATTAAATTGTGCAGGGCGGTTGTTGATTCTTGCGCCGATTTATAGGCGGCGGCTGTTTCGTCTTTGTCGAATAATTGCGGGGCGTCAAAGTTACTTAACGAGGCTAAGCTTTGCGCCATTTTTGCGGCGTCGTCGTTAAAATAACCGGCGGCGTCGAGCGCTTTTTGCAGGGGCCAAACAACGGTTTTAATAATGCTTTGGCCCAATGACGTCATGCCGCTAAGCATGGCGTTTGCCCCTTCCATTACCAGTAAGCGCAGGCCGTTAAAACTTACCTTTAGTGCTTGCCAAATAACTTGAATGCCGCGCCAAGCATTACCCACAAAGCCCGCGCCTTTTACCATAGTACCTACTGCATCGGCTGCATAACTGCCCATGCCGCCTGCTTGTTTTGCGTTTTCTAAAAACAAATCAGCGAGTGAGCCGATCACCGGTGCGGCTTCAATAGCTAGGTTTTGGCTAAAGCTACTCCACACTGACTCGGCACCAGTTACAGCGTCGTTTGCTATTTCGACTTTGTTGGCATCAATACGGTTTAAGCTTAGTCCAAGCTCTACTGCACTTTCTCGCATGGAGTCAATGCTTGTGCTGCCACCTTCCATGAGCTTAAGCATGCCGATACCTGATTTGCCAAACAGTTCATAAGCAATGCGGGTTCGATCTGATTGGCTTTCTATACCGCTTAGGGCGTCGGCCATAACGCCTAATTGTTCATCAGGTTTTAATTTATTTAAATCTTGGGCGTTAATTTGCAGCGCTTTTAATGTGTCGGCAAGTGGGCCAGTGCCTTTAAATGCGGCATCGGCTGTGCGCCGTGTCATGTTTTCTAAGCTTTTATCAAGGTCTTTATTTGCGACCCCTGACAATGCGGCAGCATGGCGTAACTCAGTTAGTGCGCTGGTTTGTATGCCTATGTTATCGGCAAATTTAGCAGTTTGATCAATCGCGGCCGCTTGTTGCTTGTAAATACCCAACAAAGCACCCACCACCACGCCACCGGCTAACAAGCCCGCTTTGGCGTAGGTGTTCATATTACTGCGGGCGTTTTTAGCAAAGTTACTTACACTTTTACCCGCTTTGGTTAGCTCTTTTCGTAACGTGGCGCTGTTACCGCCAATTTGTATATTTAAACTGGCTAATGTGCTCATGCTAGCTTAGCTCCCCACGCTTGAAGGTATTGTGTTAGGTCGTCGGGTGGTAACTCGACGGTTTTAGGTTTTTTCGGGTTTGATTGCTCTTGCTGCAGCTTTTTAAAAGCGTAGATTTCGGCAAGTTCGTGGTTGTTGATCTGGCTTTTAAGTTCCGACGGGGTGCGCCCTAATTCCAGCGCAAGCGAAATTAGGAAACACCGCCAGCCATCGGCCTTTAGTTTTTTGTTAGTTCTTCAATGTCGGCATCGCTAATGTTGTTTAGCTTTTGTGCCACATTAAACATTTTATTAATGTCGGCGGCGGGCATTTCGCCCAGCGTTTTAAGATCGTCCATGGTAAACACTTGGCTGCCTGCTTCATCTTCGGCGCTCATGATAACCATGATTGCTTTTAATGATACGTCGGTTTTTGCTTTGCCTTTTCCGTCAAGAATGGCGCTTTCAAATTCTTCTTGCTCCATTGCTGTAAGGGCTTTTATGTATAATTCACCGTCGGGTAACGTTACTTTTGTTCGGGTTTTTACACCTAGTTTTGCTAAGAATTTCTTTTTATTAAACGCTGCCATTATGCAACTCCATCGTCTTTGTTAATGCCCATTTTTGCTTTGAAACGTAGGCCTTTTTCGGCTTCAAGTTCTGCCATTACAAACGAGGCAAGCACGGCTTTAAACGTCCATGTTGGGCCGTTTGTACCTACGCGCAGTTTAAACTCGCGCTCTACGCCATCATCGGCAGCTGCATTAAGCTCTACTTGGCCTGCGTCATCGGCAAGCCAACGCCCTATTAGCTCACGTTCGCCCGCATCTTTAAGGGCTGATTTGCCGTATTGCACTTGTAAATCGCTTAATACGGTGTCGGTGTTTAATTTGCCTTCGCTGCCAATGGTGCCGCCAATGCTGTCAAAGCCTTTAACAACTATTGTTTCGCCTGCGTCGCCTGTTTTAACAACTGAAAGCTGGGAACCTTCAGGAAATTTAACTGTATCGCTCATGGGTATTATTCTCCGTAGTGAAAATTAAAGTCGATTATGTGGCGGTGTACGTTAGGATCGCCGCTAAAATCGGGGATTGTTTGTTGCTCTTTTATTAGGGTGATATTGACCCCGCTAAAATTGCCTTTTAAATATTTAAGGTGCTGGCGTAATTGCTTAGCAAGCGTGGCGGCATCGGCTGAATTGCGCGCTACGGTGCTAATTTGATAGCGCGCTATGCGATGCTCAGTTAAGTCGAGTGTGGTTTGTGGTATGTCGCTTACTGGTTTGTAACTAAACGCGGGCAGCGTGTCGGCGCTTGTTACTTCGCGTTCAAATACGTCATCGCTTAATTGATAAAGTATTTCGGTAATGGCTGTGTTGATCATGTTGATTGCCTTTTAATAGCGCGTTCGATGCCTTTGGCCAGCTCAACTTTTGTTGTGCTTATTACTTTTGCCTCGTTTTTAATGAGGGATGGGCGCACAAACGGCACACCGGCAAAGCCCGGGTGTAATAAGTTATTTAACCCTTGTGGGTTTAATATGTGAGGCTGTACGCCTGTTTCTAGCCAGTAAGCTATTAGCGGCGCGGGTAATGCGCTGCCTGTAAGCCCTTGTGATTTTTTATTGGGGTAAACGCCTACGTATGCTGCAGCGTCGTAAATACTGTGAGCCCCTTTTTTATTGAGGGTGGTTTTTGTTTTTATTGAGTCCTCAATGTGGCCCGTTTGGGTGTTAAAGGCGCTAGTAAACCCGCTTTTCATATCGTCATGTACGGGCTTTGCTGCTTTTTTAAGGGCCGCTCGCAATACTTTGCCTTTGGTTGCACCGGCTACTTTTGCCAGTTGGGCCTCTAGCTCTTTTAGGCCGAGCACTTCGCCGGTTATTTTCATAGGGCTTGTAGCTCTAAATCAAAAATGATGGTGTGATTTAGTAGGCCTGCGTTAGTTGCGTCTTTTACTTCGTAAGTTTGGCCGCCAATTTGTATGCTTTTTACGGCCATAAACGCGGGGCGGTAATCAATAGCAAAACTTACTTGGGCTGTGCTTACATCAAGCGTTTGCTGGTTTACTAGGCCGCCGCGCTGCTTGCGGTAACTGCCTTTAACTTTACCCACTTGGGTTAGTTGTTGTTTTTTACCGGTGGGGGTTTTGACTAACGCCAGGTTAAAAAGCGTGGCGCGCGTCTTTTTTTGTGTGGCGGTTAATCTGTTCATGGTTAGCCTATTGGTACGCGTTTAAACCCTGCGATTAGGGCGTTAAATGCAGGGTTGGTTTTTAGCTCTTGTTCGGTGTCTGCTTCACGCGTGGTGTGAAGTGAACTAAGCACTAATAAACACGCTTGCCTTAGTGACGCTTTGTGTGTTTCTTTTAGCGTGCTTATTACTATCGGATCGTTTGCTGTGCTGGGTACGTCGGCCTGTTCTTCGTAAATATCACGGTGTATTGCTTGCTCTACATGACCAATGGCGGCGTTAATTAACCCCTCAAGACGGTCGTTTTCTTCGTCGTCGTATACACTTACTTGGTCTTTAGCTTGTTCTAAGGTGATCAATGGCATGGTTATAACTCATAAAAAAGCCCGCACATGGCGGGCTTTGGTGGCTGAGGAACACACTTTTACTCTTTTTCGTATAGCTTTGCGGGGCTTGGATTAAGCCCGAGTATTTCGGCGGCTTTTGTTTCGGTAAAGCCTGCAATATCGCCGTTAGACCATGCTTTATAAGGCGCGTGAAATTTAAGACCAATCAGGCCGTTACTTGGCTGCTTAGTTAGGGCGCTAGATTGTGCTTTATCTTCTTCAAGCTGTGCGGCTTTTTCTGCTTCAAGCTGTGCTGCTTTTTCTGCTTCAAGCTGTGCTGCTTTTTCTGCTTCAAGCTGTGCGGCTTTTTCTGCTTCAAGCTGTTCGGCTTTTTCTGCTTCAAGCTGTGCGGCTTTTTCTGCTTCAAGCTGCGCGGCTTTTTTTTCGGCGGCTGTTGCCATGTTAATTACTCCAAATTAGCCCCGCGTAAATGCGGGGCTTTTTGATTAAAGAGCTAAGCAGGGCTTAGAATGAAATATCAGTACCCACAACCAAACCTTCAATATGGCGAAAGCCAATATCGTTGGCTGTTACTAGGCGTAAAACTGATTGATTGGCAGAGTAAGCAGAAATTAAGTTGCCTGACGCATCGTTATACGTAGCCTCGCGGCTGAAATCGATAGTCATTGTGTCGCTTTCACCAATGATCACGTCGTTAAAGTCGGCAAAGTAGATTTCTGAAAACGCTAGGCCGGTACCTAAATTAACGGGGATATTGGTTGTTTTACCAAACGGGTAGTCTTTAAGCATACCTTGCGCCATTTCAGGGTAAACCTTATTGCCATTACCATCGCGCAGGCCATATAAGTACATTGCTGTTCGCGGTGACAAGCCCCATCCAGGTGTTACCATGGCCGAATCGCTTTCTTCAAGGGTTAGCACTAGGCTGTCTAGGTACATATCAACAACTTGAATGTCGGCTTTGTCGCCTGTGAATCCTTTAATACGGCCACCGTCTACTGCAGTAGGGCGCATGCCTTTAGGTGTGTTGTTTGTTCCGTCGTCGCGAATAAACGCTTTATCTTGGCGGGTTGCTGTAGCGGCTAGCATATCGTTTAAGAAAATACTTTCTACGTTACGGCCTGCGCGACCAATAAGTTCGTTTGAAATTGGCACGATGGTCATTTGTGTTTTAGCTGACAATTTAACGTCGTCTAATGTTTGATTTTCGGCGTTACGTGAGGCGTTTTCGGCCTTGTATCCTGAAATTGCACCGCCAGTATGGCGCGGAATAGTTACGTTACCATTTACCAGTGGGATAGTGCGTGCGCCTAGCATACGCACGATGCTTTTAGGGCGTAGCAATTCGATAAAATCAGAGCTTAAGTTTTCAGGAATTAACGCACCGCCTGAACCTTCGGCGGTTGAAACTGCCATTGCAACGTCGTTGTCGCGTAGTTCTGTTTTAGCAAACTTTTCAGCATCAGCTAAATTGCCTTTACCTGCTGCGATTGCCATACCAAAACGCGCAATTTTAGCGCCAGGGTAATCGGCTGGTGCTGATTTAACATGGATAGCGGGAGCGGTGGCGCTTACAATTGGTTGTGCTTGTTCGATTGTTAGCGCTTCGGCTGCTTTTGCACGATTTAAGCGCGCTTCGTCATCTGATAGGCCTTTGCTGATTGTATCGAACTGCGTTAATTGCTCTGCAGTAAGTTGGCCGTCTTTTGCCTCAATCGCGGCTAGATCTTTAATTTGTTGGCGCTTAAAGTTACACGCCTCAATTAACTGCTGGATAGTCATAGTTTATTACCTTTTTTTAGCTATAAAAAAAGGCCGCTAAATGCGACCTTTATGGTGAACTCTGCCGCGTGGCAGGGAATTTAAATATTTTGTGTTAGTGCAATTGCTGCAGCTTGGGCTTTTATTGTTCGGCCAATTATTGGGGCGCTTGAACGCTGCACTGCGCCTTTAGCAATCTGGTTTATGGCGTCTTGTGGGGTGGCTAGTCGGTCGGCCAGTTTTAAATCTATAGCGGTTTGGCCGTCGTAGGTGTCGGCCTCGGTGGCGGTTACTTCTTCAATACTCATGCCACGGTATTTAACAATGGCCCCTACAAATTTTTGATAGGTTTTTTCTATGTTTGTTTCGGTGTGGGCGCGTTCTTCTTCGCTCATTTCGACGTCGGGGTGAAAATAAACCTTGGTTGCGCCACGGTGGAATGTATGCACTTTATAACCGGCTGCGTCATACGCTTTGGTCATATCGAGGCGCTTTTGATAGACGCCTACGGAACCTACGCCCGCTGTATCTGAAATAATGATTTCGGTGCAGGCGGCGGCAATTAAATATGCACCTGAGTAGGCGTTAAAATTAATGATGGCGCGTATTGGCTTTACGCTGCGCGCTTGATAAATAAATTCGGCACATTCAAACGCGGCTTGTGCTGTACCACCGCCGCTGTTTATGTCGAGTACAATTTCAAGCACTGAATCGTCGCTAAGGGCTTTTTGAATTTGGCTGCGCAGTAATTCGTAGCTCATTACCTCCTCGCATGTATCCGTTATAGAGCCACGGCGCGGAACTAAGATGCCATGAACGGGCACAACAACAATGCGATCGCCCTTTTCAGGGTCGCCCAGTGGAATTGGGGCTGACTCTTTGGCGCTTATTTGCTCGTCTGATAATGCAGGGCTATTATTTTGCTGGTTTATTTGACCTAAAACGCGAGGGGCTAAAAAAGACTCTATAACGTTTGATAGGTGCGCGGTGCAAAGTAGCGGGGCATTAAATGCTATTTCGGCAATGCGTGGGTAATTTATTTGCGGCATAGTATCTCAATCTCTTTTAGTTGCTCGGGGGTTGCGGTGTTAATTTGCTCATGTATTTTTTGATTTTTTGTGTCAACCATATTGAGCGGGGTTAAATAAACATCGCCGCCGGTTACTGGCGGTAGGTTTTCTAATCGGCGTATGTCGTTTAGGGATAACCAACCCCATTGACGCGCTATTGCGTAGGCGTCGTAGCGGGTTTTTATGTCGCCGCGTATTAGGCCGCTAAAATTAAACTCTATGAAATATTTTTTACGTTCGCTTGGCTGCAGTAGGTCGCGGTGCATGGCACTTTCCCAGCGCCTGATCCACGGCATTAGGGCAAACGTTAGGTAATTTAAGGTGTTTTGTTCGACTGACTTATAAGATTCGCCCGCTGTTTCGTTTAGCAATGCCAGCGGTATACCGTAAAGGCGGCTTATATCTGCCACTGATAATTTGCGCGATTCTATAAGCTGGGCTTGTTCGTGGGTCATAGCCATTTGCTTATAGTCCATGCCTTCTTGCAACATGGCCACACCAAATTTATTACGTACACCTGAATGCCTTTCTTTAAAGGTGCTTACTATGTTGTTTATTGCATCTTGCCCGATAGTGCCCGACTCTTTAGGGCGTGTGATCACACCGCTAAGCACTGCGCCGTTATTGTGCGAACTGGCTGCGTGTTCGTCTACGGCTAACGCTAGGCCGATTGTGTCGGCGTTAGTTTGTATAGGTGCTAAACCTTGATAACCGTCTAAACTAAAGCCTTTTACGTGGTGAATGTCGCGCATTGTGAGCACTTTGTTATCCCACTCGGGTATTTTGTAATACGGTAGCCCGTCGCTGCCTTTGAGTATTACTACTTTATCGCGATGTACCGGTATTAGTTCTTTAACTGAGTAATTGGGATTGCGTTCAATAATTGCTAAATGATTGCCGTTTAACCCTAAAAAGCCTTGGCCTCTTTCAAAGTATTCAAAAGCGCTGTCTTTTTGGTTGGGTTGATACTTGAGCAGATCATATAATGGGTGTTCGGGGGCTTTTTCTCGCTCGTCACCATTGCGCTTGTATACGTTGCATGGCATTTGGGCGATTGACTCAGCTAATAATTTAACTGATCGCGCAACGGCTGCTTGGCTTAAGGCGGTCTCTTGGTTAATTACGATACCTGATTTTGATTGTCGTTGGCTGCCAAAACCCACACCGCTTGAAAAATCTAGTGTGTTCCCTGCTGTGTTGCCTGAACTGGTAAATAATCCTGACGTAAACATTATTTTTCACCCTTGCGGTTTTGGTATTTGGCGGCGGCTGTAGAGCGGGCCATTAGTAGTGACCAAACAGTTAAAAAAGTACCAAGGGCGATAAATCCTAGTGCGGGGCAAAACAACCATGCACCGTATGATATGAGCGCAATACCAATGAAGCCAATTAGGGCGCTTGTAATATCTTTTAGCATCCGACCTCTCCCGATTCGTAAATTGATTCTTGTTCGTTTGGTGTTCTCATTTGCAGCATTGCCTCGCCTATTGCCATGATCAGCGCTACCGCTCCATCTATTTTGTTTATGGCTTTTTGTTTAACGGGTCGCACTACGTCGTCGTTACCTTGCAGGTGCTTACCTATTACGTTTGATATTTGCCACGCCATTAATTCATTGCCGTCGTGATGAAAACGCCCTGAATTAATGGCGGCCTCAAGCTCTTTCATTGGGTCTGAAAGGTTTTTGTAGCCTTGCTGTACTGTTACAACGTTTAAACCTTCGTCCATTAGGTTGTGACTTAAGTTAGTGGCTCCATGCGGATCGATTGGTATTGCGGTGCTGGGCGTTTCTAAGTGGCTTTGCACTACGTCGGCTAATATGTCGCGGTAGTCGATTTCGGCCCCGTCGGTTACGCTGAGTAATCCTTGATTTAAGTAACGCTGGTATTGCTGTTCAAGCTGTTTGTTTTCGTTGTTATATACTTGCTCGTAGGGCACCCAAAATTTAGGGGCTACACAATACCAATGCGTTAGGCCGTTAATCTCTTTCCAAAATATACGGGCCTTTGAGTTCATATCGAGCTTGCGGGCTAAATCGAGTGCTTGTACGCAATCGGTGCCTTTAAAATCCTCTATGTTTAGGCTGGTATCTTCACAGGCTTTGTATTTTTCCATATTGAAAAATGCACTTTTAGCGCTTGCCCACATGTTTAAATGCTTGGTTTTAAATATGTTGGTAAAGCGCGGGCTGTTAATTGCCTTTTGCTGCTGGGCCAGTAAAAAATCTGCTTTTACACTTATGCCGTAATTTGGATTGGCTTTAATTAATACGGCGGGGTCTGTCCAATCGTCGCCCTCGTCGATACCGTAAAGCAGGGCGAAAAGGTGATCGTCTTGAGTGCCATTTAACATGGCTTGGCAGCGCAGTTCTAAATCATAACAAGGGCTGTCGAGGTTGGTTCCCGCTGTTGTAATCGTTAAAATCATTGGTTGCTCCCGCGATCCCATGCCTGTATCAAATGTGTCGTATTGCTCGCTTGTTGGTTGTTCGTGGTATTCGTCAACGATTGCAATATGCGGCGAGCTACCATCGCCAGGTTGACCGATCACAGGTTCAAATACTGAACCGTCGCTGCGCGTTAATTTTTTTGCGTGTACTTGTAAGCCAAAGCGCTTGCGTAGCTTTGGTAATTTATTGACCATTAGCAGCGCGGGTTTAAATACTTCCCATGCTTGCTTTTCATTTGTTGCACCGCAATAAACTTCACTGCCGTATTCATCATCAGCACATAAACCAAACACGCCAACACCGGCGGCAATAATTGACTTACCATTTTTACGAGGTACTTTTAGCATTACCTCTCGAAAACGGCGCTTGCCTGTTTTTTTTACTACCCAACCAAACGAGGCGGCGAAAAAAAACAACTGCCATGGCTCTAATGTTATGCGTAATTTACGGCGGGCCCATTCGCCTTTTGTGTGCGGCATTTTTTGTATAATCGTACAAATTCGCTCGGCTTTGGCTTTGTCGAATCTGTATTTAAATGCGGGGTCTTTTTCTTTTGCCAGTTCGTCTAAGTGACGTTGGCAGGCTTGTATTACTTGACGGCAATTAGGGATTTTACCCGCCACAACATCACGGGCATATTTGTTCGCCGCGTTTACGTTGGGGTAAGTGGCCATTGTTTAATACTCGTTAAAATCGTCGTCCTCGTCGCTCTTATCATCTTTGCCGCCGCTCAACATTCTGGCGCGGGCCATCGGTGATAAACCAAGTTGATTAGCTAATCTTATTGATTGATTTACGATTAGGTTATGCGCGGTTACGTGCGGGTGTAATTTAAGGCTGCCCGAACTCGATACATCAGTGAAATTTTTTATGTCGGTTAATTCAGCCTCAAGCTTTATGATTTTACTTATCGCATTACAGTAATTAATTAAGTGTGGAATATCTTCGGCCGCAAAAGATTGGCGATCAAACATAATCCCTAAATTTGAATGCCATGCATCAATTGCATGCTGATCAGCTAGTAGCGGTTTTGGGCAGTTTGGTTTTTTTTTAATTGACGCATCGCCAACCGTTAAACCGTTAGCAATTTTGCCAGCGCCAGGCGCGCGATTTTGGGCCATTTTGAACCTGCAACAAATGTTAACTTGATGATCGTTTAAAGATCATGGATTGATCAAATTTCAATTCTTATTATTTGCGTATAAAAATTTGACTAGATGGCGGTACTGTAGAATGGGCTTTCTTTGAACAAAAAAGACCCCCCACCCCCTATAGATTCAGTTTTATTGCGGTGTGCGCGTATCTTTTTAGTATCTCATTAACAGTTCGGGTTCTTTCCCAACCTGTTTTAGTTTTTGCGCACGAATCACAGAAGAAAGATAAATTTTCTAACTGTTCAGTACCGCCTTTAGCAACCGGTA